TGTTCTTTTATATCTTTTCTTAATCCGTCCCAATCCATCAACAATTTATTGGGATAAATTTCATCTACTGAGTCTTTGTAAGTGTCAATAGGTAGTAGTCCCTGTGAATATTTGGTTTTATCATACCATTCACATTCACCCTTCTCTTGTGCAAGTTTATTTGATGCCTTTAATAACCAATATTGGAAGCTCTCTGATAACTCATGAACGAGCTTCCAAGCATGGGGATCATCATATTTAACCTTGTTTTTTGCAAGGAAGTGTGCCAGTCCAATATATCCAATGCCTAATGATCGTCTAGCTTTTGTAGATATATCTGCTGCGTTTACAGGGTAGTCTTGGAAATCGATTATCTCATCTAATCCTCTTACTGCAAGTTCACATATTTCTTCCATTTCTTCTTCTTTAATGGTTCCAACATTAATTGCACTTAATATACACAATGCAATTTCCCCTTCACCATCGATGTGGTTAAGTGGGTCTGTTGGTAGAGTAATTTCTTGACAAAGATTACTCATGTTTACTTTGTCAAGAAAACTACTATGTGAATTGCTATGATCTATATTCATGATATAGATTCTGCCAGTCTCTGCTCTTTCTTTAAGGATGTCTGTAATCAATTCCTGTGCATTTACTTTCCTCTTTGGAATGCTGTATGCACGTTCATACTGTTCGTAAAGTTCATCAAATTCATCCGTGCCAAATGCTTCATATAAGCCGGGCACTTCATGAGGTGAGAATAAAGTAATCTCTTCATTATTCATAAACCTCTCATAAAACAACTTAGAAATTTGAATAGAATAGTCTAACTTTCTTACTCTATTATCTTCGGTTCCCTTGTTGTTCTTAAGAACAATAATATCTTCTATTTCTTGGTGCCAGATAGGAAAATGCACTGTGGCACTTCCACCCCTGACTCCATTCTGAGTGCAACATCTGACTGTTGACTCAAACTTTTTTAGGAAAGGAACAACACCTGTATGTTGAACTTCTCCACCCCTTATCCTCGATCCTATTCCTCTAATCCGACCAGCGTTGATCCCAATACCTGCTCTCTGTGCAACGTATTTACCAATAGCTAGATCAGATGAAAATATAGAATCTAGAGAATCATCTACATCAACTAATACACATGATGCAAATTGTCTCATTGGAGTTCTAACACCCGCCATAACAGGTGTGGGTATATTAATCTTAAATTGAGATATTGCATCGTAATACCTCTTAATATACTCTAATCTATTTTCTTTATATCTTGCAAACAATGTCATTGCAATCAAGATATACATGAACTGAGGTGTTTCAAAAACTATATGTGTTGATCTATCTTGAACCAAATACTTGTCTACTACTTGTTGAAGACCAGCGTAAGTAAAATCTAAATCTCTACTATGACGAATGAAAGTGTTGATCTTTTCAATGTCTTCATCAGTGTAGTAGTATCGTAACACATCATCATAGACACCTAGTTCTATGTTTCTATCTATTAAATCTCCTAGTGGTGGATATATTTCACTATCTTTCCACTTGGTATTAAAAACTTGTTTCTGTATTGCAAAGAGCAATAATCTTTCAGCTACAAATTGATAATTAGGACGATCTAATGATATTAAGTCTGATGCAGACCTAATTAAAATCTGTTGTATCTCTCTAGTAGTTATTCCATCGTAGAATTGTAAACCACTGTTCATTTCTACTAAACTTTCTGAAACCCCTGTAATATGTCTACAGGATTTCTCGACCATTCTATGAATCTTTTCCAAATCAATATCTAGGCGTTCACCGTTTGACTTAACGACTTTTATATCCGTCTGATTCATATTCATTAAATTCTCTTATACTCCGCTAGTTTTAACTTTGCCGAGAGACCTTGGTGAGTGCAAGAGTTTATAATGTCAACTATATCCTCCGAACTTAAACCACTCAAAATCATATCATTAATATCTTTACATTCACTTACTCTTCTGTCATTCCAAATACAAACTGAAAACCCAAGGTCTATGACCTCGGTCAGTTTTTTTAAGATTTCTGTGTTTCTAGGTTCGTTGTCATATATAAGGACTGCATTCTCTTTAACGCTGTTATCAATTTTTTTGAAGTCACTACCACCAACAGCTATAGAATTTGGTAGGAATAAACTATCAATCGGCCCCTCGGTAATGAAGATAGTTTTAGTCTTGTCCACTTTATCAATGTTATAGATGAGTGGAACATCATCTAGGAATTTTAGTGTTAAATATCGTAGTGGTGAGTTATTGATGGCTCTTCCACTAACACCTACTAATTCCCCATTCTCATCATAGAATGGTATGAGTATCCGAGGATCATTACCAAGAACTCTATCTTTATATTTCTCAGATAATTGAGATAAGAGCTCAGAGTTATCAACATAGTATAATTCTGATTTGGGAATCCTTCTTTTCAGAAGGTATGAGCTAGCAACATCAACTTCCCAAGCATTTTTACTGACCTTCCTCAGAACGTCCTTCATATTTAGAACTTCTGTTCGCGGTGCGAACTTGAATTCATTGGCTGAAGGTAATTTTTTTGCCTTGGGTTTTACACCCTGTTCTTTCAACCACTCTTTAAGATATTCTTTATGAATAACTGGGAAGTTATCCTTCAAAAATTTAACAGATGAGGTTGCTTTGCCACAGTTGTGACATTTGTAAATGAAGCTTTGTTCAACTACAAAATGATACCCACGTGCCTTGTATTGATTCTTTTGGGAATCTCCACAATAGGGACATCGGTGATTGAGTGTATTATCGTTCTTCCATTTAGCCATCTCCAAGTTGGAGATCACCATAGAAAGATATTTTCTTTCTAACCATAGCATTTATACTATTATACAGTATAAACGGTGGTTTTACTAGAGGGTTTTACTCTTCTTCTTCTTGCTCTGGAGGGCTTAAATCTTCGATAGCTTTTTCTGCTTCGATCTTACCTTCAAGACGTTCTTTGGATTCATTATATGATTCCAATGCCTTTTCGTAAGATGCTGTTGCAGAAGCCATTGAAGCGTCATCACTAAGTTCTGCTTCTTTATCTGAAACAGGAATTGGTTCTAACAAATTGTCTAGAGCTTCTTGAAGTTGTGCTATTCTTTCTTCGTCTGCCATAATTATTTCCTAATGTAATAAGGTTACTCGGTATTTATATCGTTCTTATGTTCGTCTATATGGTCATCAAACTCTTGTTGGAGTTTATCCATTTCTTTTTGTAGGTATTCAATGTTTAAATCTTGAACAGCATCATCAGGTAAAGCTCCAAGTTCACCTCTTGGCCACTTGATTCTAAACTCTGAGTTCATTTCTTCTGCATCTTGCATTCTAATTACATCTAATTGTAATGTAGCTATCTGTGCAGTCAATGTAAAATAGACGCCCGCTATAGTCAATATGGCAGCTAGTATTCCCACTAAACTTTTTATGTCTAGAGTTACTTGACTTTTTTCGGTTATACCTATTTCTTGCTCTGCCATCACTTATTTATCTTAACTTTACGCCTTCCACCAATGGTTTTCTTGCCTTTAGGCACCTGTAAAACTATTTTTTCTACTTTATTGACCGTTGGTTTTTTGGCTAGTATATTCCAAGGTCTCTTTGGTTTACGTTTCTTCCCAATAATAATCCCTGCTGATGTGATCAATAATAAAACTGCAAGTGGGTCAAAAACAAAGATAATAGCAAAAATGACTGCTCTAATAGCGTTGTCAAGATACTTGACAGCTTCGTCTTGACCGTAAATTACTTCGGCTACATACTTAATTGGGCCGACTTCTCGTTCGAACTCTAGTATTTCCTGTTCGAACACAAACCTTTCGTCCCTGTATACTGCAATTACGTCATAGATTTCATCGATTTCTTCGTTGATTTCATCAGTTTTGGTAATGGCCTCATCCTGTGAAGAATTGTTAAGTGTTTGTAATCTCTTGATTTCTGCGTTTGCACCATTAATAGTCTCTTGTGCTTGAGCTCTATAATTATCAATATTTCCCTGTAATTTGTCTATTTGAGCATTTGCATCTTCTTGTAGTTTATCTCTCTGAGGTTGTTGTTTGTTTCTTTCTCGAATACCTAGTGCAACGTTGTCTTCACTGTTAAATATACTTCCTGTAGTTCCCTGTGAGGTGTAACTTTCTATTATCTGATCCAATGACTCTAGGTCTGCCTTTAAGCGGTCTCTAACGCCGTCTATTTGACTCTGAGCATAGTCTATATCGCCTTGAACTCTATCCCATGCACCATCCCTAATTTGTTCCTGTGCTGTTACACTGTCTGTAATATCAAATTGACCACCACCCAGTGTATTAAGTCTTGTGGTAAGGGTTTCAATCTTGTTTTCTTGTCTTTCAATTTGAGTGTTATATCGATCAACTTCTGCTTGTGATGATGCAGTTGCATAAGAAGTGTCTGAGGATGCCTTGGCAAGGTATCCAAATATCCCTAGTGCTGTGATTAACATAAGGATAACTACTGAGAGGGTTAGATACCACTTTAAGACATTTAGTCGATCCCAAAAGATGTGAAGGTAAGCTGCGGTGACGATTTTACCAAACTCTAATGCACCTGTCATTAGGACTACGCCTAACCATGCACCAGCAAAGATGGTTGCAAGACCAACGACTGAAAAATATGCTGCGATCGACGCTATAGTTAACGACGTAAAGAGTGCAAGATAACTCAAAAACTTATGCATAACAAAACCTAGCTATTCTTTAGTGCTGCCCGTCTCCAAACCTCATATTTGTCTTTTTTCTTCTTTCTTACAATGGGTTTATCTGTTGAGACGGCTGCACCTGTAGCGTTCATAGGTGCTTCTTCTACAATTTCATCTACCCCTAGTGTGGTCTTCCATACTCTAGAATGTTTAGTCTCTTTGTGCAACTTCAACATCTCATTCTTACTTCCTGTTGCGAGAACTTTCTTATCAACCACTAAGGCGTAGTGAATGGGGTTTTTCGTATCGACTGCATCTTCACCGACTTTAATCGTCTTTTCGGTTATAAATGAATTAAATGATTCAATATACGTCATCTGCTGTTACCAATACTCTGTCTGCATCTACATAACCAACATATAATTTGATACCGTAGATGTAACTGTGTTCTCCTAAAATAAGACATTCCGTTTTCTCAGGGTATATCTTATCATTTTGTTTTAATTGCATTCTCAATCTGTAAGGTTCTTTCAATGTCAGATTAGGAAAATTAGATGATTCTTCTATAAGATCAGGTGTGAATTTATCATTGTCTTTTAAGAATCTATAGAACTTTTCACACAATTCATCTGCTTGTTCAGCGTCCAATTCACACTCCTCTTTGAGCAATGCGAGAGCTACCACATACGATGCAAATTGTGATTTTCCAAATGGAACTTTTTCGATAATCTTTTTAAGATTGAAAACTATCCTATGCAAAGGAGTAAGTGATGATTTTTCTTTGGTAGTAAAAGGGTTATTCTTAACCATCTTACCATCCTCATCCTTAATCTCTTTGATACGATTTCCTCTTCTATCGATAAACCCAAACTTATAAGCTTGATGTTTCTCAAAAGGTGTTGTTAACATCTTTAGAATTCGAAAAACAATTAAAGTGTCTACTAATCTTCCTACCATACTTCTATTTATGATTTCTGAGCCATGGAGCTGGTGGTCAGATTCGAACTGACGACCTGAGGTTTACAAAACCCCTGCTCTGGCCAACTGAGCTACACCAGCTTAAAGGTCTCGTAGTCTATCGGCGAGTGCCTGATCGATAGGTATGTCTGTTTCCCATCCTTCCTTTACATATTCGAGGTAAAGTAGCATGGTTTTGATGGATGACCAATATCTTTCTTCTTTGATTTTGAACTCTAACATCCTCATACAAGGGTCAAATCCAAAAACATTGAATAAACAGATAAGGTGATTTAACATGAGACGTTCCCTCATTTCACCATTCTCATGGTATCTATGAAGGAGACGTTTAAGGTATCTGAATCGACGTAAGTCTTCTTGAAAGTCTTCTATGTCAGCGCATTGAGGATCGTCGTAATGCTTGATAGCAAATTGCTGAAAATTCTTATTGGTTAACTTGTCAAAAAGACTCATAATATACTAATATGTAGGTGTCTCAGAAGAGACAGGGTTCTAAGATAGAGAACCGTAAACTTTGAATGATCCAGTTTCTAATTGTTCGTATCTTACGTGGAGACTTACAATCTTCTCTTCGTGATCGATTTCATCATGTGGTGTGTCAACAGACTTACCTATAATTTCACCGTATCGTGAGAAGTTTAAATCAAATTCTCCAGCTCCCTCAGCAAACTCTAGGTCATTAACATTTTCTTTACTGTTAAGACCTAAGAGTGCAAGTTTTGCTTCCATTTGTGCAATAGCAGCTCTTGGGTTCATATATTCTGAACTTGCTGTGTGTCCTAATACTGCATTAATCTTTTGTTTAACATCATGGTCATCGATGTCGTGGGGAATATGCTCCGAGGATAAACCAGCATCTTCTTGATGACCATATTGTTCTTGTATAAAATCTTTAAATTTTTTCATGTCTTTCCTTATGCCGTAATTGCAACACCAACACCTAACACTTCTGCGTGTGCAGCGAATACTTCATCAGAGGCATCCTTTTGAATGATCTCTGTTGCACCACTACCTAGTGTAAATGTGCCGATTAAAACGTTAGCAGATGTTTCTACTGAAACTAATCTTGCTGCAGCACCTGAGTTATGAACTCTCACAGCGGTTCCCGAACTAAAGTTCGAACCGTTTGTCGTTGAAGTCCCGCAGGCTGCTTCTGAACCTAAAACTCTTACTTTCATGCTTTAAGTTCCTATTATGCTACTACTGTAAGTGTTCCAGCAAGTGTTCCGATTCCAGCAGATGAAGTAATGGTTGCGTTTCCACCACCAACTGTATCTACTATTGTTGAACCACCAGCGTGAGTTACAGCATTTGCACCAAAACTTAATATATCATCTGCATTAGTAGCTGCGTTTGCTGCTGCTATTACAAGACTGAATGTGAGTTGGTTAGTTGTTGAACCTGAAGCGTATACTAATACGTGTGGGCCTCTACCTGATCCACTACCTTCATTTCCGTTAGTGACGGATAAAGTAGGTGAACCTGATACGGTCACAGCTTCGTTATAACTTACTGTTGCAGATAGTGTTCCACCAGCAGATTTGTCAAATGCTGTTGATACCCAATCTATAGCAGTAATGTCTGCTTGTCCAATATCTGTTGCAAGACCTGTATTACTTCCAACTGCGACTAAAAGTTCCTCTAGGGTTCTAGCCCCTACAGTTTTTCTTAGCACCCAGCCGGCTGCGCTTGCAAATGTATTAGATTTATCTGTTGCTGATAACCACTTAGGTTTTGCTTCGTCAGCGTCTGATACTCCCCATAATGCCATTTTGTTTTCCTCGTTATGTAAATTGTTTAATCTGTTTCAATATAAAATTGAAAGTCTTTTTAAAAGATTTTTGATCTTTCTGTAAAGGTCTCATGTATTTATCTCTTTCGGCTGGTTTAAGCCCCAATAAAGCTGATCTAACTGCAGCTGCATCCTTATGCTTCACTTTAGTCTTCTTCATATCGTCGGTTCTTACTTCACCATCCTTTTTTCGGTCTTCAATTCCGCCTAATTGCACTATAACTTGTGCATCAGGACGTAATTGCATTCCTTTTGCCCCTGATCCAAGTGCATTGATTGCCATATCTATGACATCCTCATCACCTGCTTCAGAGTATTTACCACCACCCATTTTAGATATTTTATCTAATTTGGCTCGTAATTCTTTCTCGTTCTTACTCTGCGATACTGCTCTAGCAACTTTCTTATTTCCAGCATTAGACATCATTCCGAAATCTGCAGTCACTTCCATGACTTTTCTTACTCTAGCTGCTTCTGCTTTTGCGTATCCTAACTTCTTGAGTTTCTCTTTAAAAACTTTATACCTAGCATCCGTAGTTCTTACAAGTTGAACTTCTTGTTTGGTTTTGGTTGTCATTTGTATAGGTGACTACCATGATATGCATGAGGGAATTTTGCAACATAATCTATATATCTTTGATCTGTTACGTTACCTCTTGCTCCTTTGGCTGCCTTTTTCCAACCTGCTGGTTTGTATATGTCACCAGTTTCAACTTCTATGAATGCATGAATTGAACCTGCTTTTCCCATTTCCCACATTTCAACTCGGTAAAATCTTTGTGCTTTTCTTGCCTTAACTTCTTGTTTTCTTTCTTTGAACATCTTTGAGAATTGACTTCTCATCATCTGACCGTTAATTGCATCTTCATACTTTTTAACACCGTCTTCGATTGAATGATCACCTTGCATCTGACCTGCTTGTGTAGATGGTAAAACTGGTGCTTCTCCTAATGGTAAAGAAGATTCCAATACTTTTGGTTCTTCGTTCCACATAGATACCATGTTTCTGTAAAGACCTTCAACAGTATCCTTTCTCTTATCACCTTCTTTAACTCTTCGTGGTGTTCCACTTCGTGATAGCCATTCATTTGCCATGACTTCTTGGACATTCTCTTTCATACCAGCAATCTTGTATACAGCTGTAACAAGTTTTTGCAATGGCATTTTTTCCATTTTAGCTTTGTTTGAATCGTTTACTTTATCATATATTTTAGTGATCAATGATGCAGTAAACAGGTCAATAAGAACCCCTTTGAATTTTTCGTGTTGTTTCTTGTCGGTGATTCTTTTGGCAACATCTATTACTGTTTCTGCTTCGGTAAGATCAACTGATTCAATTTTAGTTTTCTTTGCATCTGAACCTTTAGGTTTCTTTATCTTACCTTTACCTTTAACTTTCTTAAACATTCTATCAAACATACCTTCGTCTAACTCTTCATTATATGGGAATCCTTTAAGAGGGTTGGGGTATTTTTTCTTAGCTTCTACTTTTCTAGTAGATTCCTCATCATCATCGTAGCCAGAAACATAGGTTGCTGGTGCATGAGTGATATTATATCCTGATACTTTGAATCCCCATTCTTTTAACCATGTAACTACTGGGTCTCTTGCATCACCTTTTTTCCCTATCATGTAATACCATTCATCAGCAACTCCATCATCACCCACTATATGGGAAATCTGTTTCCATGCTTTATCTGTATCTTTATCAGTGTTAATTGTTAATTTTTTCTTTAACCATTTGTTAAGCTCTTTGATTTTATCAATATTATCAGGAACAGCCCATGTGCCTTCTTGAATAGTTTCTTCCCCTAGAGCATCTTGTTCCTGTTTTTTAGGTATTGCCTGCCAATACTTCATTCTTGAAGATCGTAATTTTCTAATGGAATTGTATAATTTGTTTAAATTGACTGGTGGTTTTAATTTCTGATTTGTATCTCCAACTGCAACCATCAATGGGTCAGGCCCAATTACATGAGTTTTTGTTAAAAGAGATTTTGCGTGTTTTGGAACATCTTTTTTAAGATAATCTGTAACCATTTTTCCTGCTTTCTTCCAATCTGATTCTTTATCAAATCTAATCTCAAAATCTTGAATCATTTCTTCTTGGAGATTTGCTTCTTCACCTAGTTCTTCTGAAAATAAAGCACCTATATCACCACCACTTACATAATCAGGTAGTATTTTGTCTAAATCAGAAGCAGAAACCTTACTCATTTTTGCAATTTTATTTGCAAAAGCTTTCATAGTTTTAGACTTTTGCATTTTCTTTGCAATTATCTTACCACTTACTTTTTTTTTATCAAACCCTTCTTTGTTTAAGCCGGGCGCTTTCCTTGGTTTTTTCTTTGAGGAATAATAATCTGCAAGAAAGCTCTTAGCTGTTTCAAGTGATACTTTGTGATCTCTTGATATTTCCTTTGCAGTAGCTCCCATTTGAATGTCTATAAGAAGGTCACCCATCTTACTTTCTTCAAGTGATTCTTTTACCCCACCTTGGAGATCAAGAACTAATTTTTCTAGATCGTCATGTTTACCACTAAATCTAAGTTGAGTTAATTTAGCTGCTTTCTTAACGTATGCTGGAGTTATTCTT